AATGGTGCAGCAGAAGATCTCGCTACCCAGCTTCAAACCGCTGGAGCGGGTACTATAGCTTCAACATCAGGCTGGAGAATTGGCATCTCTTATGAACCTGATGGGGCTGGAATACAAGATACCACGATTACGGCATTTGATACGGGTGGGCTTTCACCTAATCCTAAGTGGTTATTGGACCAACCGTCGGTTCAAATACGTGTCAGGGGTGCTCCAATGGGTTACCAAGCGGCCTACGATAAGGCTAGGGAGTGCATGAACGCCCTGCTGGGGCTAACCCCAGCCACGATAAATGGCACTTATTACGCTGGTGTCGTGGCTCTTGGGGATATAAACCATATATCGAATGATGAGAGTGACAGACCAATCCTCACACTTAATTTACGCGCTTTCCGTGAACCGGCTACTGGAACAAACAGGACATCGTTATGACTGTAGGCACAACTGAAGAAACAGTTCCGTCTTTTACTGATCCAACGGAGTGGCTTTTTGGTTTCGTTGAGGGATTGCGAACAAGAAAGTTTTACGGTAGAGTCGTATTCGAAATGAAGGCGGGTGAAGTCTTCCTTATACGTAAGGAAGAAACTGTCAAACCACCTTTATAGAGGGTAGTGGAAGAACCAAGCCCGACAGGATTCATTGAAAGGGTTTTATTATGAGCCAGGTCGGCTATCAAAAGGTTATCCAGGTCAAAACCACTGCCACTACCGCCTATACTGCTTTGAAGGCAAATACGTCTTCCTTGACTTTAGGCGCAGAGCTTTTGGATGATACGGATTTCACGAGCACAGGCTGGAGAAGCCGGGCTCAGGGGCTTCGTGATTGGAATGTTTCGGCTACTGTTTTTTGGGGTTCTACCGAATCAGGCGTTACCCTCCTGAGGAATGCTTTTCTCAACGCCACTAGGCTTGATGTTCAGTATCTTCCTAATGGAACTGCTGGTTATGCTGGAACCGCTTATGTTGAGAATTTCACCAATAGTGGTGATGTTGGTGGCTTGGAAACGATTGATGTTTCGTTGCAACCTGCTACGGCATCTATGACCACCGTTTAATTCTTCTTTTTAAATGGAGGTAACTGATGGCTCAAGCAGCATATTTAACGACAGTTCAAAAATCAGGAACTACGACCGCTATGACATCGGAAGCGATGGCTACAGCGACTACGGTTTCTGGCACCTACCAAATTACCAACTCTGCTAAAAGAGTGTGGGAAAGAACAGCATCCTTTACGATTAGGATTGCTGGTTCCACTGTTGGTGTCCCTGCTGATACGTCAGTAACGTGGGATTACCTTTTTGGTAAAGTCACTTTTACGACCACTCAAGCGGGTGCAAGGACCATCACTGGTTCCTATCTTCCCATGACAGATGTTGCTGGGGCAAATAGTTATACCCTATCAGCATCTAGAGAATTGGTAGATGATACTGATTTTAGTTCTACTGGCTGGCGTTCTAAAGCCGTGGCTCTGAAAGATGTGTCCCTTACTATGAGTAGATGGGCGGGGGTTGATACAGCTTTCTTTGACCTTATCAACGGGGCTACCCCTGTGATGTGTGAAGTTAAGCCGGGCAGTGGAACCCTTGCCGCGCGTGGTTGGTTCCTAGTTTCTGGTGACGTTCGTAGTGGTGATGTTGCTACCCTTGAGACCGCTGAACTTACATTCGACCTTGACCAATCAACCGCAGCTTCATTTGGTTGGGATAATCAGTAAATGGTTTTTTGAAGCTTAAACCCTAAAAGCCCAAAGGAGAGAATCCATGGCTAAACCCCTTAAAAAAGAATTAAAAGAGACAGTTAGTCGAGGAGCCATCCTCGAAACTATTCTTTCATCCAATAATTTCAAACGTGAAAAGATGGATCTTTTTGGTGCAACGATTGAAATACGCCAACCATCAGTGAAAGAACTTTTATCACTGGATGACGTAGAAGATCAAAAAGCACGTATTGTTCACCTTTTGATTAATCATGCATTTATGCCCGGTACGAATGAAAAGGTATTTGATAAGGCACATTTTGATAGTATCATGGAAATGCCTGGTGGGATGTGGATACGAGACCTTACTGAGAAGTTTGGGATTCTTGCAGGGCTTGATCAAGATGTGTCGGAAAAAAACTTAGAGGAAACCACCTTAGACAGTTAGTATTCTTCATTGCTAAAGAGCTTGGAAAATTTGCTTGGGAAGTAGAAGAGCTTCCAATGAAAGAACTTATGGATTGGCACTCTTACTACAAAATTCTTAACGAGGAAACTAAAAAAGCCCAAAAGAAGGCTGAAGAAAAAGCAAGGGCCACAAGTTCTAGAAGGAGATAGTGATGGCCAAGACTGACTTGGGCACACTTGAGTTAACGCTTAAGGCGAATACTAAGGGCCTTGATTCAATAGTCAAGGCCGTTGGTAATCTTACAAAATCTATGGACAATATGACCAAGAAGATTGATAGGTCTCTTGGTAAATTGGACTCATCTTATAAAAAATTAGCAAACAGTGCGAAGAACTCTGGCAGCACTATTATATCTTCAAGTAAGTCTGTTGGTGTTCAATTAGCAAGACAAGATAAAGCTGTTGAAGATAACATTAGGAAATTTGAACGTTTAAAACGTCAAGCAAGAGAGCTTGGTGGAAGTGGTGGTTTATCAGGTCTTTCAAGAAGGTTAAATAATACTAATAAGCTTTTTAAATCTGGTGCTTTAGATAGTGCAACATATCAAAAAGCATCTTTGAAATTAGGTGAATCTTTTACTAAGGCTGGTGCCGCCCTTGATAAACTAAAAAAAGTAAAAGACGTACAAAAGGATACTAAAAAGCTTTCTGACACAATGACGGATTTGTCAAAATCTGTTCAGGTTGCTTTAGGTCCTCTTTCCGGTGTTGCTTCTCGTTTGACTGCTATTACAGCCCTAGCGAATAGAAACACAGCTATCTTCGCTGGCCTAATTGGTGCTATGATTGGTTTTGGTGCCATTGCTTTTAAATCAATCAAAGCTGGATCTGAATTCCAAAGACAAATAGTAATTATTGATAATAGGGTACGGGCTCTTGGGAGCACTTTAGGTCGTTCCACACAAGACCTAAATATGTTTGCGGAAAAATTAGCGCGTGATACTCTAATTGGAACTAAAGAAGCTAGAGAAGCTATCATAGCCTTGACATCTTCTATTGGGTTATCAGGGCCACATTTAGAAAGAGCTGCAAAAGCTGCTGCTGATTTGGCAACGACTGGTTTTGGCAGTCTCACACAAAACGCTATCCAAATGGCTCGTGCCATGCAAAACCCACTACAGAACGTCGAACTTCTAAGACGTAAAATGGTGGATTTGACTGATGCTGATAAACAATTAATTGAAAGACTCACTGAAACAGGGCAGCTTTTTGAAGCCCAAGCGGTGGTTCTTTCCAAAGTTGAAAAGTTATTCGGGGGTAATGCTGCTACAGCCGTCCATACTTTAGCAGGGGCATATGATACCCTCGGTGAAGCCATCCTACAATTTTTTGAAGAAGTTGCTGTTAGTAGTGGGGTCCTTGATACTTTAAAAGCATTAACTGAAGAACTTACTGGTTCAATTGATAGAATGAATGATAAAGTAGATGTAGCTGCCACAACAGGAGCCACATTGAATTTTATTATTAAGGTCATCGGAGAAACATTATTATTCTTAGTTAGAAACATTGACTTACTTGCTGGGGCTATTGCTGGATTAGCTCTTGGTAAGTTTGTTATGATTTTAGCAAAAGTTGCGGCAGGTCTCTTTACTGCTGGAAAAGCAGCAGCATTCTTTAATTTAGTTCTAAAAAAGAATCCGTTGATACTTTTTGTTTCAGCGGTTGTTGGGGCTATTACAGCCTTAACAGCTTTAGTTTTTGTTCAAGATGATGTAAGAGATGCACAGGAAAAAGTTACGGATGCTTTACGAAGAACGAATGATGAACAAAAAAAGGCTACTAAAACGACAACAGAATCTCAATTAAGAAGTTTAAATGTCAAAAAAGAATCACTTTTTGCTGAAATAAAGCAATTAGAAAAAGGCATACAAATAAACCAAGAAAAGAGCTCTAAAATAGATGTAACTTTGGCAGGGAACACTCCTGGTTTCTCAATAATGAATCCTAAAGCTAATCGACGAGCAGAAGGGTTTAGGAACTTATCTAAGGCTCAAATAAAAAAAGGGAATTTAGACGATGACATAAAGGCAGATAAAAATGCACTTAAGGATTTAAGGGCTCAAGTTTTAAAGGTTGTAAGTTCATTTAATGACTTAACAAAATCTGCGGCTGAAACAAATTTAAAAAGCCTAGAGCAAGGTTTTGTAAAACTCAGAGAAGCTTTAACCCCTAGCGTTCGAGCTACTAGGGATATGAATACTGCTGCTCAAATCCTAACAGCAGTTATGAAAGATAATAAAACTTTCACGGCAATAACAGAAAGGGTTATCTTAGATACAGCCGAATCTACTAAAAAAGTAATAGCTACTTTTGATGAGTGGATTCAAAGATTTGATATTCTTCAAACTACTACTGGTAAAACAGAAAAACAATCATCCGAATTAAGACATCAAATAGTCTTAATGAGAGAAGCCCTTTTAAGAAAGGACACTGGAAATTTCCTTGAGAAATTTAATGATGATTTAAGGGATTCAACAACCCTTCTTCAAGAAAATTTAAGAATGGAAAAGGTTTCTGTTAATCAGAAACATGAACTTGCTGTAAAGCAAGCTGTTTTAAATCAATTGATTAAAGAAAACATAGTTAATAATAGGGATGGAGGAAATACACTAGGAAGATTAACTGACATTCAAAAGAAACGTAAGGAAGTTATTGAAGCTGAGATTAGGGCACAGTTTCAATTAAAAGATTCCATAGTTGGTTCTAAAGAGATAACCAGTTTAAATGCATCATTAAAAGACCAAGCTTCAGAATTAAAAATTCTAACTTCTGAGATTAGATTTAATTCTCAAGAAGTAGAAGTACAAATGATCCTTGCTAAGAAAAGAAATCAACTTTCCTTAGAAAACATCAAAATGACAAATGCAGAACGGGAAGCCATCCTCAAAAAGACTGAGGCTGAAGCCCGTGGAAATATTAGAAACACAAAACAGTCCAATTTTAATGATGCTATTAAACAACTCAAAAACCAAATAGACGCGACTAATGAAAGTATCAAAGCAGAACAATCATTAGGGGCTGCTAAAAATGAGCTTTTAGTTCAGCAGGAGACTTTAAACAAAGCCCTTGAACTTGAGATTATTATAGATAGGCAAGGTACCTTAGCCTCTCAAGAAAACGTTGCACAATCCAAAGATAGAATAAAACAAATAGAAAATGAAGTCAGAGCCCTACAGCAACGAAACATTGCTTTGGCAATAGCTTCTGATCAAGCTTCTATGAAGAAGACTATCATAGGACAAAAGACAGAGTTGGCTGCTCTAAACTCTTTGATGGCTATAAACACTGATGAAATGAGTGTTCAATTAGCCCTGATTAAGAAAAGGAATGAGCTCAATCTACAAGGGGTCAGCGTAGGCAGTGAACAAGGTAAGCAATCCCTTGCCCTAACTGAACAGACGGCACGTTTGAATCTTGAGTTAGAAAAACAAGCTGAGATAGTTGACATAATCAGGGACGGTTTTGATAGAGTCTTTGATACAGCTATGAATGGGTTCCTTGATATAGCTTTCGTAGGAAATATGACTGTAAAAGATTTGAAGGAGCAGTTTAGGGAACTTGCTTTAGACATTCTTGGTGATATAAGACAAAATTCAATAGATAGCATGAAACAAGATCTTCTTAACTTTATTACAGGTAAGGCTGGTGCTGGGAAGATAAAAGACCTTTCAGATATATCTAAAGCTAATCCAATGCCTGTTTTTGTTACAAACGCGGGTGGAGTTGCTGGAGGAGGTGGTGGTTTAGAGAGTGTTGGTGGTTTTGGTGCTGGTGGCGGAGGAATGGCTTCATCTATATTTGGAGATGAAGAGAGTTCTGATGGTGGGGGTTTCTTTGGTGCAATTGGGGGATTCTTTAAAAAGATTTTTAGTGGTGGACAGAAACAGCAACAAAATAAAGGGTTCTTAGATATAGGACAAGAAGGCCAAGAATCTAAAGGATTTACTTCAACCTTGGGAAGTCTTTTTGGTGGAATAACAGATACCATAGTTGGTATTGGAGAGGATTTTGGAGAAGGTATTTTTGATTTCAGTCAATTTGTAGCAGACGGATTTTTTGCCGCAGGAGATGCTATAAAAAGACTAGGTGATACAAT